AAGCACTTCGTAAGAAGCGCTATCAAAACTGCCATTGAAGGTGATTTTGATACTGGAAACGTTAGATTTAAAGCTAGAGAAAGATACAGCTTCGGTTGGTCTGACCCTAGAGGAATCTTCGGTTCTGCAGGAGCATAATCAATAAAACTTTTGTGGGGGCGTATTTACGTCCCCACAATTTAAAGATACAATAGAGGAATTATGGGATTTAAATGTGATATTCAAGCAACTAGATCAGATGCTGCTCCAGGAGCAACAGCAATCGTTGCACCTTCAATTAGACTAAGAGCTATTTCTGTTGCTTCCAGTGGAGCAGGAGCAGGAGTTCTTTCATTATCAACTGGATCAAGTACTGGTACTATATTATTAACTGTAGATGTTCCAAACAATGATGTTTATACTTTAAATCTTCCAGAAGATGGAATTGTTTTTCCACAAGGTATTTATTGTCATACTAAAACAAACATCGCAGCATATACTGTATTTACAGATAAATATTCAGGATCAGGCTTAGTATCTCAACAGCCGTAATCTAAATGGCTAGAAATACTTTTGCTGTACCAGGAAGTATCTTGGATCAATATGCAAATATTTCTCAATTACCTACTGGCAAAAATAATGGTCAACTACAAGAATATGTAGAGACTACAGAAGTAAATCCTATTCAAGCATCTAAAGGAGGAATGCCTCCTAGAAATAAAAAAAATTTTAGATCTACTAAAGCTGGAGCGGGAATGACACAGGCTGGTGTTATGGCTTACAGAAGAAAAAACCCTGGAAGTAAACTAAAAACAGCTGTAACAGAAGATAAACCTGGTCCTAAACGTGCAGCAAGAAGAAAGTCTTTTTGTGCTAGATCAGCGGGGCAAATGAAAATGTTTCCTAAAGCAGCAAAAGATCCTAATTCAAGATTACGACAGGCTAGAAGAAGGTGGAAATGCAGATAGCCTATGAAAATAAACGATAATACGAACGTAGCTTTACCAATAAGAAATTTATTAGCTATTGTAGCAGCAGTAGCGTTAGGAGTGTGGGCCTATTTTGGCGTGATTGAAAGACTCAATCAACTAGAAACAAAAAATAAATTATTTGAACAAGATTTGTTAGAGGCATCTAAACAAAAACCAATTGACCAGGAACAGTTTATGCTGATTGAATACATTACGAAACAATTAGAGAAACATGCAAAAATGTTGGAAGATAATGTTCATACAGGAGTAATGTTAAAACAATACGATAAAGAAATTGAAAGATTAAAAAAAGATGTAGAAAAATTAAAAGATGCTACACGAGATATTAAATTTGCAAATGGAAACGGTAAACATTAATGATCGAAATGGTTGTAGCTTTGTGTTTATTTTTAAATGATAAAATGATAGAACATTCACATAAAGAATCATTATCGGAGTGTCTAGAAACGAAAAGAAAAATAGAACGAAACAACGATAGTGGTAATTCACATGTACAATGTTCTGTAGTCAAAGCAAAAGTATATGTAGATAAGCACGGTATTAAACGAATCGAAAAGATTGAGGGGCATTAATGAAAATAAAACCAAAATACACTATTCCAGTTTTATGGGTTATTATTGTTTTTTATTTTTTAATGGCAGTAAGTTGTACTACAAATGAAAAATACCCTAATAAAATGGATAACATTGCTAAAGCTTTATCTAAAATAAAAAAATGAGAAGTTGTATTTATTGGGTTTGTAGAGGTTTCTGTCTATTGTTAAAAGATTGTAAATGTAATAAACTTAAAACTATAGATAATTGTAATCCATTTAAATATACGTTATGAAACTTTCAGCAAATTTTCAATTAAGTGAGCTTGTTAAATCACAAACAGCAGAAAGGAAAGGTATACCCAATAACCCATCCCCTGCGCACATAGATAATTTAAAATCTCTATGTATTAATGTTTTACAACCTATACGTTCTCATTTTGATGCACCTGTTATTATATCTTCTGGCTATCGTTCTGCAGAGCTTTGTATAGCGATTGGTTCTAAACCAACATCGCAGCATGCCGAGGGCAAAGCGGCAGATATAGAAGTGGTGGGAGTAGATAATAAAGAATTAGCACAATGGATAAAAGACAATTTAGAATTTGATCAAATGATTCTCGAATTTTATCGAGATGGTGAGCCCGATAGTGGCTGGATTCATGTATCATGGAATTCAGAAAATAATAGAAATCAAACTTTAAGAGCGATTAAAGTAGAAGATAAAACAGTATATAAACCATGGTAATATCTAGATCACAAATGGCCAGACAATTAGAACCAGGTTTAGGTTCTAAAGGTAAAAAAAAATCAAATCCAATAGCTAAAAAGTTAAGTGATAGACGATATAAGGCGAAAGTGGTACAATCCAAGAAAGTATATAATCGTAAAAAATTAATACGCGAAACTAACTTTAAAGGAGTATTATAATATGGGTTATCCAATGGGTGGCGGAAAAAAGAATTACAAACTTACTGGAAAAGTAGGTTCAAAAAAAGATTCTAAAAAATCTAAAAAGAAGTAGGTCATGATTTATGGCAACTTCTGGAACTACATCATTTAACCTTACCATAGATGAGGTCATAGATGAGGCCTATGAACGTTGTGGTGCAAGAACTAATTCTGGTAACGATTTAAGATCAGCTAGAAGAAGTTTAAATTTATTATTTGCAGATTGGGGTAATAGAGGTGTTCATTTATGGAAAGTAACTTTAAAAACACAAGCATTAACAGCTGGAACTTTTCAATACGCTGCTCCTAGTGATTGTAATGATGTATTAGAAGCATATATCTCTACTACTTCTGGAGTTACTTCATCTACTCAAGATGTTTCTTTAACTAAAATAGATCGTTCTGCTTATGCGGCACTTCCGAATAAAGGAGCTACAGGACAACCTTCACAATATTATATTTCAAGAGAAACTACACCACAAGTTTATTTATACCAAGCGCCTGATGCTGCTACTTATACGTATTTAAAATATTATTACATTGGAAGAATTGAAGATGCGGGAGCCTATAGTAATACTGCAGATATCGTATATAGATTTATGCCTGCAATGTGTGCAGGACTTGCTTATTATATGTCTCAAAAAATAGCTCCTGAAAGAATTCAATTATTAAAACAACTATATGAAGATGAAATGGTAAGAGCTTTAGAAGAAGATGGACAAAGAACTTCTTCTTACATTTCACCTCAAAACTATTATCCAGCAGGTTAATTATGGGAAATCAAGCAAGAGGAAAACGATCATTATCTATATCAGACCGTTCAGGAGTAGCTTTTCCTTACACAGAGATGGTAAAAGAATGGCAAGGCTCGTGGGTACATATTTCTGAATATGAAGCTAAACATCCACAAATAGATCCTCCTTATCATAAAGCAGACGCTATCGCTTTAGCTAATGTACGATCCCAAGATTTTCAACAACCTAAAATTGTTAATGGTGTAGAAGCAGATTCTGGTGGAAATGGTATGGCGGTTGTAGATTTAACATTACCTGGCGAATTTTCTTTTTCTTCTGCTGGTATGGTTCCTGATAATGGGGCCTATCAAAATAGACAAAGACAGCTTATACTTAATCAAAACTCAGTAACAGTGGTAATATCCTAATGGCTATATCTTATTCAAATTTTTTAACTCAAGTAAGAAGCTACGCAGAAGTAGATTCTAATGTTTTAAGTGATACCTTATTAGATCAATTTATTAGTAATATAGAATTAGATATTGCTGCCAAAGTGGATTATGACGATGTAAGAAAATATGCTACTTCTTCTTTCAATACAGGTAAGCGTTATTTAGTGATGCCTGCAGATTTTTTAACCATTCGTTCTATGCAAACCATTGTAGGTGGAGTTAGAACGATGATGGAAAAAAGGGATACTAGTTTTATATCTGAATATAATGGTAGTAATGCTCAAGGAGTACCAAAATTTTATGCCAATTGGGATGAATATAATGTTGTAGTTGCACCGACTCCAGATTCGGCTTATCAAGTACAGTTAAATTATACAGTTACTCCTCCTCATTTTACTTCTTCGAATTCTACTTATTTATCTAGTTATGCTCAAAATATGTTATTACATGGAGTACTAACAGAGGCTTTTAGTTATTTAAAAGGCCCCTTAGATATATACAATCTCTATAAAAAGCAGTATGATGATGAGATACAAGGTTTTGCTCTTCAACAAATGGGTAAACGTAGAAGATCTGAGTATGATGATGGAGTACCACGTATGGTGATACCTTCTCCATCTCCGAATAGCAAAACTGTGTAAGGAAAAAAATTAATTAAGGAGAATATATTATGGCAATTACAACAAATGCAATTTGCAACACTTTTAAAAAACAATTACTTGAAGGTGATATGGAATTTCAATTTGGTGGAGATAAATTTAAACTAGCACTTTATACTAGTACTGCAGTGTTAGGTGCTTCTACTACAGCTTATACAACTTCTGGAGAAGTTTCACCTTCTGGACAATATAGTGCTGGTGGAGGAGCGTTAGTACAACCGAATCCTTCTACTTCACTATCTGGATCTACGGCTATTTGTACATTTAACGATTTATCTTTTACTGGAGTAACTATTACAGCAAGAGGAGCTTTGATTTACAATAGTTCTTCAGCAACTACTAATGCTGCTGTGGCTGTTCTTGATTTCGTAAGTGATAAAACCGCTACATCAGGTACATTTACAATTCAATTCCCAGCATTTACATCGTCCTCTGCGATATTAAGAATAAGTTAAAGGGGTCAAAATGGCACTTGTCCTTAACGATAGAGTTAAAGAAACAAGCACTACTACAGGTACAGGAGACTTTACCTTAGCAGGAGCTGTTCAAGACTTTGAATCTTTTTCAAGTGGTATTGGTGCAACCAATACTACATACTACTCTATCGTTAATGCTGGACAAGGGGAGTGGGAAGTTGGTTTAGGTACGTTAAGTGATGCAACTACCTTACAACGAACTACCATTCTATCAAGTTCTAATTCCGATGCAGCAGTAAGTTTTACTTCAGGTACGAAAGATGTATTTTGTACTCAACCTGCAAGCAAAGCTGTTTATTTGGATGCGAATGGAAATGCAGTAGGTGCAGCAGGTCAAGGATTTGCGGTAGCAATGGCAATAGCGTTATAGGAGAATTATGGCACAAAATTTTAGAAATTATTTAAACAGAAATATAGGAGATACTGCTGTATCAGTATTAAATAATGCAGCAGTTAATAGTTATGACTGTTTAATCAGTATTCGTTTAGCAAACACTGTAGGTACAACCATAAATGCAGATGTGTATATCAAACGATCCGCAACAGATTATTATTTAATTAAATCAGTACCGATTATTTCAGGCGGTTCGCTAGAATTAATTGATGGAGGATCTAAAATTGTATTGGAATCAGGTGATGAGCTTTATGTAAAAAGCGATACTGCTTCTTCCATTGATTGTATAATAGGTGCAGTAGACAGTATAAGTTCATAGGAGGATGAGATGGCATATTTAGGAAACTCACCCAAAACCAACCTAATCA